GAGTGACGCCCAAGCTCTCAACCTCGACTCAAATCACGCTCGATTAATGATGACCCATGCGGCCGTCCTCCGGGACGCGCTCCTGACGATCGACCTCGTAATGCTGCGGCGCCTCTGGCCGGTCATTTCGCCGGCCAGGACCGAGGCCCCGTCCGACTACGACATCCTGACGACCGCGCATCTGGCTCGGCTCGAAATGCGATCGTGTTCAGAGCGCGGAAAGGCCTATTCGCGCGCATGGCTGGCCGAACACCGGCCGGTCGCAGCAGCGTTCGGAGTCGGGATTTCGGTCCGGCATTTCGGCAACCGGACGTCGGCCAGGACCGAGTCGATCGAACATGAGGGCCGCGAGGCCGTCCTGAGATCGGTCCAGGATGGCTTGGTGCTGGGCGACCGCGAGGATGATGCCGAAGTGACGCGGCGGATGCGCGCGGCGATGCTGCGCGGATAGGAGGACGGCATGGCATCAGCGGTGAACGGATGGGCCCCCCTCACGTACAACGGGACGAACGACCTATCGGTGACGGATGAGGCGACCTATCCAGGGACGGCAGTCGAGGGGTTCGGCGGATCGTCGTCCATAACGGTCCAGGTCGCAGCGACGATCGGATCGGCCGGCACTGCGATCAACGTCTACATTCAAACGTCACTCGACCAGGGCACGTCCTGGATCGACATCATGGCGTTCAACTTCACCAACACGACGAAGACCGTCGTGGCGACCGTCGATGCCCGAAAGTCGATCACGACGCCCTATGCGCCGACAAATGGCTCCCTGACGCCCGATACCGTGAAGGAGGGAGTCCTGGGCGACCGCCTCCGGTTCGTCGCGAAATCGACCGGCGTCTATTCAAACACGACCGTCGCGATCCGGGCGCAGGGCCATCCGTAATGGCGACCGACTCGTCGCAGCGGATCAATACCGCGTCTCGGATCGCGGCATACGGCCAGACCGTGACGATTCGACGCTTTACCGGCACGGCCCGGACGCCGATCGAAGCGACCTGCAAGGCGACGGTCCGGCCCCGGCCAGCCATGACGGACGCCGCTGGGGCGTCGGTCCAGCAGGCGTCCCTTCAGGTCATCCTATCGCCGGCGCTCTTGGAGGCTGCCGGCTGGACGTGGGACATCAAGAAGGGCGACCGGATCGTGGTCCGGGGCCGGTCCTACGAGGTCGAATCCCAGCAGGTCTACGAGCCGAACGACGTCTCGGCGCGGATTGAGGTTGTCGCGGTCGGATAGGAGCATTCCATGCAGGCAGGGGCGGAACGTCGTGGTCATGTCCTGATCGACGCGGGGGCGCTCGCGCGTCTGCTGCGGCTTCCAGACGGCGTCCGGATTGTCCGGATCGGCGAACGGGCGACGTTCGGCCCCGATCCTATCCTGGAACTGATGGTCGAAGGCGCGGCAGTCCCGGCAGGCGGACGCAACGACGAAGTTCCGGACCTGCTCTTCCGGCTCGCTCAGGATCCCGAAACCGGAACGACGAACCTGTCGCTCGCGGTCCGGACCTGACATGGCGGCCGGCCTGACTTCCGCCCGGATCGCGGCGCTGGTCCAACGCGTCGAAGTCCGGACCCAACAGGCCATCATCACGACGACCCGCCGGCTGGTCGCGGAGAACGAGTCGGCGATCGCCAGGACGTTCGGCCGACCGCCCGGCATCACGCAGGCGGTCGACGGGATCGTCGGCAAGCCGCTCGAAACCGTAGACCCGCGCGGCTACACGGACACGCGGTTCGAGGTCGCGGCGTCGATCATCACCGAAGCCTTCACGGCATTGGTCCGCGCATCGCCGTTCGGTCCTGCGGAGGGCGGGCATTACCGAGACGACCACTGGATGTTCGTGAACGGCATCCGGCGGGACGCTACGCTGGAAGGCAAGGAGATCGTCGTCGGACGCGGCGACCGGATCGTATTCGTGAACGTCAGGCCGTATGCGCGCAAGATCGAAGGCGGCGCTCGGACCAGGACCCGGCGATTTACCGATCGGCGCCCAGGACTATCCGTTCAAGCTCCGGACGGCGTCTATGAGATCACGGCGCGCGACCTCCGCCGCCGGTTCGGCAACCTCGCGAACATCACGTTCACCTATCTGGGCGTGGTCGATGGCGCGCCAGTCGATCCGCCGCCCGCAGCGTCGAGGCGTCCGGGTCGGGCGCCCCATAACCGACCGGCGAACCGTTATCCGTCCATCCAGATCGAGATTCTCTGATGCTCGGACCCGCCATCACGGCCCTTCAGGCCTTCATCCGGACCGCCGCGCCGGCGCCGACCGTGCCGGCCCGATGGGCAAACGAGATGTGGGACGACCCGACCCGGTTCGACGACAACGACAATCCGATCGACGCGTCGGGCGATCCGCGGTCGTTCATCGAATACGAGGTCATCGGCGGCGAGAACCGGATCGCGAGTTTCCGGACGACAGGCCATCGGATGTGGCGGCATCCCGGCCTGATGCGGGCCTACATCGCGGTCCCTTCCCGGACCGGCACGGCCGAGGCGTTCACGATCGCGGATGCGATATCGGCAGCGCTCGAACGGGTCGTCATCGACATATCGGCGGACCAGCGGGTCCGGATGCAGGACGCGTCCACGGCGCAAGGCGTCGCGTGGATGGATCGCGGAAACTACTACGTCCTGATGGTCTCGGTCGCATTCGAATTCGAGTACTCGGCCTGATCGGAGCGACCCCGACCGGCCTCAACACCAGCGGAGACAAGCCATGGCCTATCAGAGCCAGTTCAACGGCTACGTCGCGTTCAAGCTGCAGAGCGGGCTCGGTTCAGGGGCCAGCGGCTCGGGCGCGACAGTCATGCCCGTCACGGGCGGACAGGGATCGCGACTGCAAAAGCAAGTCCAGCAGTCCGGGATCATCCGGCGCGACGGCCAACCCCTCCGGGGTCGGCACGGCACTCAGGCCGTGACGGGATCGTACGACTCGGAACTGATCGTCGCGTCGCAGGAAGACCTCATGGAGGCGGTCCTGCGCGGAACCTGGGATGCGTCGGACCTCACGATCACCGAAGCGACCGCCGGCCTGACGTCGATCACGACCGGCGCAAACACGATCGTGGCGTCGGCGGGGTCGTGGATCACGGCAGGCCTCCGGGTCGGTGACGTCATTATCATGACCGGACATGCAACTGCTGCGAACAATAGCCGGAACCTCCGGATCAAGAGCCTGACGGCCAGTACGATCACGGTCTACGAGGACCTGACGGTCGATGCGGTCGCCGATACGGCCTTCACGATCACGCGGCCGAAGAAGCTGATCTGCCCGGCAGCCGGTGCCCTCGTCGAGCGGTACTTCACGGTCGAGGAAATGTTCGTCGACATCGGAGGCTCCGAAATCTTCACGGACTGCAAGTGGGGGTCTATGCGGTACGCCATGGCGGCGAACGGGCTCGTCACGGCGACCTATGCTTTGACCGGCACGGGCCAGTATTCGACCCTGACGGGCGGATCGCCGCCGCTCTTCAGTTCTCCGACGGAGCCTTCCGGCGAGGCCCTGGCGGTCGCGGACGCGTCGATCGCGGTCCATGGCGAACAGATGGTCGACCTGACGGCGTTCGACATCACGATCGACAACGGCGCGACGACCCTGGCGACGTTCGGTTCGGGCGCTGAGCGGTACAGCCCGGATGTCTTTACCGGCGTCCTGTCCGTCAACCTCAACTTCACGGCGCTCCGGAAGGACCTGCAGCGCCTGATCGACTTCTCGGCCGAAACCGTCTACTCGCTGCAAGTCCTGGCGGTCGAGAACGAGTCGGAGCCGAAGTCGTTTGTCAGCATCTTCGTCCCGAACTTTACGCTCGGCGACGTCCAGCGGTCGGCCCTCTCCCGGGCTGCCGGCGCCATGACGGAAACCATCACGGTCCCGGCCGCGCTGGTCGGCAAGGACCTGACGGGCGGCGCCTACGAGGCGACGACGGTTTCGATCCAATCAACCGGTGCATAAGTGAACTAGACGACTGCATGACCGGGCACCGACAGCCTATATGTCCGGTCATGCGCACCGTTCTGATTCTGGGCCTCGCGGCCCTTTCGGCTTGCCAAGCGCCAGCGACTAGCGGCGACCCGCAGGCATGGGAAGTCGAGTGGGTTCGGCCCACCCCTGAAATCATCGCACGTTGCCGGTACGAGGCCGCAGCCGCGTCCCTGAACGTCCGGGGCGTCCTGTATAGCGGCGTGACGGAGATGAACCTTGTCGGCCTATGCCTCCGGGCCTATGGGGTCGGGATGCGGCGCATCCTACCGGACCAAGCCGCGGGGCCGGCATCGCTGGTCCCGGGCGGCTCCGCTCCGATCGCTGGCCAGCGGACGGGACCGAACGGCTAACCGGCCAACCCTACAGCCAAGCAACCCAGGCCCGGCCATCGCGCCGGGCTTTTCTGTTCCGCGCCGCTCCGGTGGTGCATATTCGACCCGGCCGACACCGGCACCCGACGGATTGGGCCACTCGGCCTCCGCCGCGGGACCGATCCGGCCCGGGGCGTGTCGGCGTCCCGGGCACCCGCTTCCCGACAGGAGCATTCATGTCCGACAATCCCTCCCCGACCCCTCCGGCGATCCCGGGCTTCCTCGACGATTACCGTTCGCTGCTGGAAGCCGAAATGCCCGTCATCCCGCCGGGCCGGACCGACCCGATCGGCACCATTACGTTCGCCGGCCCTGGCCACGACCTCACGATCGCACAGGCCGACCGAATCAATCGGCAGTCGATCCAGCAAGACCAGGAACGCGAGATCACGATCGCCCGCGGCGGCAAGTGGAAGCCGAAGGTGGATACGCCCGACCAGATTCGCGAGCGGAACATCACCCTGATCGCCGAACGGATCGTCTCGTTCGACCTCTGGACCAGAGATCAGCAGGGCAATCCGCAGCGCATCGTCTATTCGCCGGAAATGGCGAAGACGATCATGCTCGACCGGTCGTATGGCTGGCTGTTCAACGCGGCCCTCGAATTCCTGTCCGCCACGACGTCTTTTATTCCGACCTCCGCGACAGACTGACGGCAGCCGCGGAGCATCAATACCGGCTGGACGCACCACAGAAGGGCGGCCAGACCGGACGGCAGGCGATCAAGGTCCTCCTGGAACGGAATCCCGGTCGGGAGGACCTTCTGGCTGACCTTCGGGGGCCGGAATTCCCAGCAGTCGCGCTCTACCTCTACCGGTGGCATTCCGAAATCAGGCGGCGGGTCGGCGGGGGCTTCGGTCCCGGCCCGATCGGCTGGCCTGATATCGAAGCGTGGTCGCGATTGAGCCGCCATCGGCTCAACGCCTGGGAGGCGTCCGTGATCGCGGACCTCGACGACATCTTTGTGCGGGTGATGGGGGAGGCTCTAGCCACATGAGCGACCGGATCGTCACAGAGATTGTCGTCGACGCCCGGGGCGTTCGGCCCGGCACCGAAGAGTACCGTCAGGCACTCGCGTCGATCCAAGGCGCGATGGATACCTTTTCGGCGGCGCAGGCCGGGGTTGCGGCGAAGGCCGGGGAACTCGGCCGCGCAGTCGGCTCTACCGGACAGGCAATCGCCGAAACGGGACGGCAGTTCGCGGCGTCCGAACGCTCGCTTTCGGCCTATCTGGCAAAGCTGGACCCGGCGTATGGGGCGGCTGCGCAGTTCCGGAAGGAACAGGAGACGTCCGCCCGGGCGCTCGAAACGCTCGACCGTCAGTACACCCGGGGCGCAATCTCGGCGGATCAGTATGCCGAACGGATCGGCGTCCTGTCGGCCCGCGCCCGCGTCCTCGAAGAGGCGTCGCGCGGCCTCGCGACCGGATCGCTCTCGGCGCAACAGGCGCTCGACCGTGCCGGCCAGTCGGCTTCGGCGCTCGGCCAGGACGTCGCCCAGGCAGCGCAGAAGTTCGAAACGGCCCAGCAGGCCCTTGCCGGCTATCTGGCCCGCATCGACATCGGCCAGCGGACGACCCAGGCGCTCGCAGCCGAGCAGCGGCAGGCGGCGGCGGCGATCAATACCCTCTCGGCCCAAGTCGAATCCGGCGCGATCTCGGTCCAGCAGTACAACGAGCGGCTCGCGATCCTTCAGGGTCGGTCCAAGGTCATCCAAGAAGCCGCCGCCGGTATGGCGACCGGGACGGTTTCGGCCCAGCAGGCCCTTCGGGTCCTGAACCAGGATGCGACAGCGGCCGGGCCGGGACTCCAAGGCGTATCGGTCGCGCTCCGGCAGGTCGGCGTCCAGTCGATCGACGTCTTCCAGGGCCTCGCGACCGGCGCGCCGATCATGACGACCTTCATCCAGCAGGGGTCGCAGATCGCGCAGGTGATGGCAAACGCCGGAGCCTCGATCTCCGGCGTCGCGCGCGCGCTCGGTGGCCTTCTGGCGTCGTACTCCGGCGTCATCGCTGCGGTTGCCGGCATCGCGGCGCTCGGCGTCGCGGTCTACAAGGTCGTGTCGTACTCGTCTGACCTCGCGAAGGCGCAACGGGACCTCGGGGTCGCGATCGAAGGGGTCGGGCGGTCCGCGGACCTGTCGAGCGCCAAGCTGACCGAGTACGTCAAGACTCTCCGGCTTCAGGGCGTCGCGATTGAGGACGCAACCAAGTCGATCGCGGAACTCGCGCGGTCCGGCCTATCGGCGCCGCTGATCGACCGCATCGTCCAGATCGCACCCGATGCCGCCGCCGGGTCCGGCCGGTCCATCCAGGACACCATCAAGTCGATCGCCGACGCGGCCAAGGGATCGGGCGACGAGATCATCAAGTTCGCGGATGCGTTCAACCTCCTGACCGGGGCCGAACAGGCGAACATCCGGGCCCTAATCGAACATGGCGACAAGGCCCGCGCGCTCGATACGGTCCTGAACAAGCTCACCGAGCAGACGAAGGGACTGGCCGACGAGGCACTATCGCCGGCAGAGAAGGCGACCCGGGCGCTGTCGACCGCGTGGGGCGGGTTCATGGACCGCGTCCTGAACTCCGCGCCCGTCCTGGCCGTGATCCGACAGCTTTCCCGCGATATTCAGTCGATCACGAACCTGATCGGCGGCGCGTCGGGATCGGACTTGTCGGCGCAGATCGTCGCAGAGAACGCGAAGGTTCTCGACCTTCAGAAGCAACTCACGGCCCTTGAGGCGACGAAGCAGGGCCTGAAGGCCGTTGATCCGTCGATCGAGCGCCAGATCGACCTCATATCCCGCCGCCTGGACGCCAAGCAGAAGGAAGTCCAGGACCTCATCGAGCGTGCGCGGAACGAGATCAAGACGCCGCTCGCGACCGGCGAGACTTACGGGCCGCCAGCGCCGACGCAGGCAGAACTTCAGGCACAGCGGGATGCCGAGGCGTTCCTGAATCAGGCATACGGCTCCACGAAGACCGCGACCATCGAGAAGTACCGGAACGAACTCGCGCGCCTCCGGGACGGCATGAAGGCGCTCGGTCCCGTTACGGAAGAGAACGCGACCCTTTATCGCAAGTATGAGGTCGCGATTAAGGGCGTCCAGAAGCAACTCGACGACGCGACCAAATCGGAAGAGACGAAGCGGACGTCGGGCGAAAAGACGTCCGACACGATCGCGGCCCAAATCCGCGCGCAGGAAGCTCTCGTCTCTGCATACCAGAACGGCCGGACTGCGGTCGCGGACATCCTGGCGACCCAGGAAGCCGAGAAGAAAGCGATCTCGGAAGGCTTGACGCCAGCGACCGAAGCATACCGGCAGCGGGTCGCGAACCTGACGGCCGATATCCTCCGGCTCAAGGCCGCGACCGGCCAGACCGAGATCGCGAAGCAGGTCGCGGATATCAACGATCAGGTCGACGCGCAGAAGCGGATCGCCGAGGCCTATGACGGCACGGCCGCGTCGATCACCCGGGCGCAGAACATCGAGAAGGCCCGGGCGGAAGCGATCAAGCAGAACCTCCTTCCCGGCACCGATGCATACACGAAGGCGGTCGATGAACTGACGACCGCATACAATCGCGGCTCCGAAGTTTCGCGTGCGTTCCAGCAGGAACAGGAATCGGTCAACGCCCTGACGAATAGCCTCTCGACCGCGTTCGACCGGCTCGGTCAGGGGATCGTCGATGCGTTCCTGACCGGCAAGGGCGAGGCCGTCAACTTCGGCAATGTCGTCAAAGCGGTCATCGGATCGCTCCTGACCGATTTCGCCAAGTTCGCGTTCCTCAATCCGCTCAAGAACTCGTTTCTCGGTACGGCGGCTCCGACCTTAGGCGGCGCTTGGAGCGCCCTCGCCGGAGGCGGATCGTCGCTCCTGACGACGTCGCCGGGCGCTGCTGGGCTCCTGTCGGGCGCCGGCGGATCGGGCGGGATTCTCGGCACGGCGTCCAATCTGTTCACGGTCAGCAAGTTGACCGACGCCCTCGGCCTGACCGGGATCGGCGACAAGATATCGTCCATCGGTTCGTCGCTCGGGATCACAGGCGACTCCGGCATCCTGTCCGGGATTACGTCGCTCCTGAAGACGCCGATCTATTCCTCGGCCGGCGGGTTCTTCCCCACCTTCGCGTCGTCCGGCTTGAGCCAGGGCGAAATCGGGCTCCTGAACGCTGCCGGGATCACGCAGCCGACCGCGGGCATCGCTTCCCTCGGCGGCATCCTGTCTGGCGTCGGCGGCGGTTTTTCGCTCGGCTCACTCGCCGGCGGATTCGTTCAGTCCGGACTCGGCAAGGTCGGACCGGCGCCTCAGATCGGCGCGGGCGTCGGCGCGATCGGAGGCGCAGCAATCGGTTCCATCTTCCCCGGTATCGGAACCGTCCTGGGTGGCCTGATCGGCGGACTGCTGGGTGGCGGCGGCGGCGGCCTGATCGGCCCGAAGGCGCCGTCCCTCTATTCCAGCACGGGCGTCAACGTAACGGATAGCGGCCTCCTGGCGACCGGCCGGACCTTCTCCCAGTTGGCCGATACCTCGCAGGAGGTCGCGAGCCTCAACCAGGAGATCAGCCAACTCAATACGGTTCTGCAGACCGTCGGAGCGCAGATCGCCAACGGCGCGTCCCGCGACGAATTCGGGCAGAACCGCCTGATCGACGCCGCCACTGGCAAATGGTTGCAGATCGGCCAGAACACGCCGGGCCGCGGGATCGACCCGTCGAAGTTCTCGACCCTCGCTGATGCGTTCGGAGGCCTCCGGTTCCAGGCATCGGGCGCGGGCGCCGAGGGCCTGAACAATGTCCTGGGTAGCCGGTCGTTCGGGAACGTCCAGGAACTGTCCGACTTCCTGGCAGGCGCCCGGACTTTCATCGACCAGACCTTGCCGGCCCTGACGGCCGTTCTGGACGATAGCAGCAGCGCGACGAACCAGTACCAGCAGCAGCTTGACGCCCTGAACCAGACCTACGCGGATGCGATCGGACAGGCGCAGACGTACGGCCAGGATACGAGCCGGCTCGCGGAAGCGCAGGCCAAGGCCGCGCAGAACCTGACCGAGCAGCGGAACGCGCAGATCGACACCATCCGGGCGCAGTTGGATTACGGCCGGGCACAAATCTCCGGCGGCCAGGAACTGATCGACGCGCAGCTTCGGCAGTTCGACCTTGCGGCCAAAGACCAGATCAAGGCCCTGAAGGACCAGTTGGCCTCCCTTGGGGCGTCGTCCGGCGATACCGCGGAACTCGTCCAAAAGCTGACCGACAATCTAGCGGCGCAGCGGGACGCGACGAAGACGACCCTCGAAGAGCAACTGAAGGCGCAGGCGCAGGCCGAGGCGGCGGCGAAGGCGGCGGCGGACGCCCAAGCCGCAGCGGATATCGCTGCGCAGGGCGCGCTCCTATCCGATCTCCGGAACTTCCTGACTGGGTTTTCGTCGGACCTGAAGGCTCGGAACCTCACGGCTCAAGGCCGGACTGCCGAGGCGCAGCTTGTCGCGTTCGACCAGTCGGCGCGCGAGCAACTGAACTCCCTACTCAGCCAACTCCTACAGCTTAACGCGACGTCGGAGCAGATATCGGATGCGACCGAACGCCTGAATACAACGCAGGCGGCCGAGCGAGCGAAGTTGGTCGAGCAGCAGAAGTCGGACCTCCGGGACTTCCTGGACAATCTCCGGAGCGATCTGGCGGCCCGCAGCGCCACCCTCGCAGGCCGGACCCAGGACGCGCAGTTGATCCAGTTCGATCAGTCGGCGGCGTCTCAGATGACGCAGATGATCGACCAACTGACGGCCCTGAACGCAAGTTCGAACGACATCGCAAAAGCCACGAGCGCTCTCGCGAGCATCCAGGATCAGGAACGTCAGTCGACCATATCCGCCGATCTCAACCAGAACTGGATCACGCTCGAGGATGCGAAGCAGTCATATCTGAACCTGCAACTGCGGTCGGAATACAAAGACTTCGACGCGCAACTCCGGGAGCTTCAACGTAGCCAAGCCATTGACCGGAATAACCTGTCTGCTGTGATGGCCCAAGGGGGATGGACGCCGCAGGACTTGGAGTTGTCTGGCATTATCTGGAATGCGCAGCAGGCACAGGTTGCCCAACTGAAGCAACAGGCCGCGCAATCCCTCCAGAACTTCGACATCACCCTATTGCAGCGGACGGCGTCGGCCGCCAACGACAACTCCATCCCGACCCAACTGCAAATCTTCGATCAGAAGGCGTCGCTCGAGGTCACGACCACCACGCAGGAACTGACGGCGCTCGGCGCGACGGCCGCGCAGGTCGCCGACCGGATCGCGAAGCTTCGGGCGGCACAGGATCTCGAACGCAAGGCAATCGAGGACCAGACCGCCGCCGTCACCGACATGGCATCAGCGCAGAACGCCGCCCTATCGGTCATCCAGCAGGTGACGCAGTACGCCCGGTCGATCCAGACCGGCAGCGCATCGCCGCTTTCGCCTTCAGCCCAGTACGCGCTCGCACGGCAGCAGTTCGAACAGCAAGTTCGGCTCGCGAATGCCGGCGACTTCGGGGCCATGCAGAACCTGACCGGCTACGCCGAGACGTTCCGGACCGCGTCGCGGGCGATGTTCGGCTCCGGCGCCGGATACGCGCAGGACTTCCAGTCCATCCTCTCTGCCCTGGAAGCCTTCTCGGCGCAGTCGGCCGATACCCTGACGGCCAGGGCGTTCGCTTCGATTTCGCAGTCGAACACGCAGACGATGGTCGCGGCCCTGTCCGAACTGAAGGTCGTCCTGAGCCAGATCAAGGACGAAATCCGCCATCAAGCATCCGGCCCTCCGGCCGATAGGGCCGCCTAGCTATGTCGGAATCGTTCATCCTCTACGACCCGGGCTCGGGCGGCGCATATATCGGCGATCCCGCGGACGGCGCGGTCCTGGGGTTCGGCGGTTCGGCGGCGGTTTCGGTCCTGACCGGCTTTACGGAAGGCACGATCCCGTTCTTCGTCGCGGACGTCGCGATCTATCGTCCGGCCGGGATCGCGCTCGACGTCGCCAAGGGATGGGCGGTCGGGGCCTGGGGGGCGCTATCGCTGGTCGGCGCGACGACTATCGAAGACGACGACACCGTCACGGTTTCTGACATCGGCTACCGGACCGAGTCGCCGGTCGTCCCTTATCCGGGCCTGATCTCCGAGGCGTTCCAGATCGACGCGAAGCTGCCTCTGGACCCGACGCAGGTCGGGGCAACGTGGCAGTGGGGGACGCTGCGGATCAGCAATGCGGACCGACGGTTCGACGCGATCCTGCTGGCGTGGAATTCGGCCGGCCGGGAAGCGACGATCCGGTGGGGGCAGAAGACGTGGGACGATTCCCGCGGCATCTGGCTCGACCCGGTATCGAGCAGCCTTCAGGTCATCTTCCGGGGCGTCGCCGGGCCATGGACGATGTCCGAATCGGAACTCCGGATTCCCCTACGGGATTATACGTATCTGGCGGAGCGGCCCGTTCAGCGGACCGTCTACGGCGGCGGCGGTTCGTACGATGGCGATCCGGAACTCGGCGGAACCAAGAAGCCAAAGGGCCGAGGCGTCCTCCGGAGCGTGCCGGGCAAGCTGATCGACCAGACGAACCTGATCTATCAGTTCACCGACGGGCCGTTCACGCTCGCGACCCTCTACGAGTCGGGCGGCGCGACCATCACGTTCCAGGCGACGACCACCGACCTCTATTCCGGGACCACGAACCCGGGCCAGTACCGGGTGGACCTGACGCGCGGCCTAATCCAGGTCGGATCGACGCCGGTTGGCCCCCTGACGGCCGACATCACGGCGGCGTTCCCGACCGCCGGTTCGATTACGAACGTGATCTGGATTGCCTACTACATCCTGACCGAAGAAATGGCGGTCCCGGCTTCCGTCATCGACCTAGCGTCCTTTACCGACGCTGCGGCCGCGTGTCCGTACGCTGCCGGGATATGGGTGCCGCCGGATTCCGGTATGGATGGAATCGCGGCGGTCATGTATCTGCTAGGCTCTGTCCACGCAAAGTTGGCGCCGGGCGTCGACGGAAAACTCCGCGTCATCGTCCTCCGCGCGATCGCCCTGACGGACGTCGCGGTCGCGACCTTCGACACGAGCAACATCCTCATCGAGTCGGACGGTTCCGGCGGCGTCGTTCCGGTCGATATGCCGTCGTCGCTCGACCCTCCGCCCTATCGGGTCAGGGTCCAGTATCAGAAGAACTATCAGGTCCTGACCGATCAGCTATCCGGGTCCATCACGGCGGCGCAGCGGCAGTTCGTCGCGGCGGAATTCCGCTATGCCGCGTGGGCGTCGATCGTCATCTCGAATTCCTGGACGAATCCGAATGACCTCGCGCCGTTCGGCGGCGCACTCGACGCCGAGGCGGATGCGTTGGAGGTCGCGGAGGCGGTCGGAACCCTTCTGGCGGATCGACCATTTCTGTTCGAGGTCAAGATCACGATCTCGGCCGGACAGGCACTCAAGATCGGTGACGTCGTGTTCGTCCAGTATCCGAACCACGCTCTGTCCGAGGGCAAGCTATGCCGGATCGTCGGCCGGTCGTTCGCATCAGCCGATCAAGCGATAAAACTCCTGATCCTGACCGCGTGAGGGGAGCCGATGGACGCTGCGTTCGGAATTTCGAACCTCATCAAGGCCGCGACCCTGACGGCGACGTCGTCGGAGGCGACGATGCCGCCCGACAATCTCGCGGACGATCGGGGCGCCGCAGCGTCCGGCTGGCAGTCAGCGAGCGGCGTCACGACCGCGACCCTTACGGCGACGCTCGCCAGCGATTCGAACGTCCGGGCGGTCGGTCTCTTCCGATCGAACCTATGGATCGGCGCGACCGTGAACCTGACGGTCCGGCATTCCGGCGTAGACGTCTGGACCGCAACGCTCTCCGGACCGCAGCCCGGCTACGGGCAGGTGGTGTTCGTCCGGACGGAAGGCGCGGTCCTGGCCGATACGGTCGTGGTCGAGATCATCGACTCGTCGAATCCGGACGGCTTCCTGAATGTCGCGCTCATGTATGCCGGGGACCTGTGGCTCCCGACGTATGGGATCGGCCCCGACTCCGGATATAACGTCGACTCGAACTCGATCGAGATGGTCTCCCGCGGCGGGCAGGAATACGTCACGCTCCTATATCAGCAGCGCCGTTTCGACTTCGCCCTTGAGGCGGTCGTTTCGTCTGAGGCCTGGGCCTATGCGGGCGAAATCATGCGGCTATCGCCGCTCGGCGGGAACTTCCTGTTCGTCCCTGATATCGGATCGACGGAAATCGGCCGCGAGCCGGTCTTCGGCAGGATTAAGAAACTCGGCGACGTCAAATGGAGGGCCGGTCTGGTCGATATCCGGCAGTGGTCCGGTTCCGTGTTGGAGAGGCTGTGATGCTCGGTAATCTCGTCACTGAACAGAGCGTCTCGCCAGGGAATGCGCTCGTCATCAACCTGACGGGCGCTATGGCGGGCCGGTCTGCATTTCGGTCTTTCCTTCCGACCGGCGGCTCGACCTTCTACGTCATTTCCGACGAAGTCGCCCTGTGGGAGGCCGGATACGGGACGATTGCGCTCGGGACGCCCGACACGCTTTCCCGCGATACCGTGATGTCGAACAGCAGCGGCACAGCCGTTAAGCTGAATTTCACCGGTACCGTCTACGTCTACAACACGATCCCGGCCGGCGCCGCGATCTTCTGGAACCCGTCCGGCTATATCGACCACAAGTCTGCCGACCTCCGAGGCCTTGCGTCCGTTATCGGCGGACCGGTCAGCGGGTTCCGGAACCGGATACAGAATGGCCGGTTCGACTTTTGGGAGCCCGGGACCTCGTTCGTCAACCACGCGAACGGTCAGTACTTGGCGGCGAACCGCTGGTTTATCGGCCACGACGGATCGGGCGTCACGCAGACGATATCGCAGCAGACCGCCACGGATGCCGCGCTGCTCGACCGCGGGATCACGTCCTATCTTCGGTGGGCCAAGACGGTGGCGGGATCCGGCCAGACGTACCGGCAACTCCATCAGCGGATTCCGAATGCCCGCAGCCTGTCGGGCCGGAACGTCGTGCTAGGTTTTATGGGACGCGCCGACACGGCCAGAACCGCAAACGTCATCTTGGCGCAGCATTTTGGATCGGGCTCGTCGCCGTCCGGGACCGTCAATACTGTGTTGGGAACCGTGACGTTTACGTCATCGTGGGCATGGGTGCAGAAGTCGGTCGCGCTGCCGTCGGTCGCTGGCAAATCGTTCAGCGGCGGCGACGATTATCTCGACGTATTCTTTACCTTTCCTCTCAATGTCGCGGACCAGTACGACCTTGCTGATATCGTCCTTCAGGAAGGAACTGAGGTCGCGTCCGCGATGGCGGAGCGCCGGCCATATGAGGTCGAGGCGTCGCTGGTCCACCGCTACTATCAACCGTTCGCCGGATCGTTCCTGGTCATCCCCTATGCGGCCGACAAGCTGAAGGTAGTCGGGCAGACCGCCACGCCGATGGCATCGACGCCGTCTATGGAGTGGTCCGGGACCGGCGAAATCAGCCTTCCGGGAATCGGGACCTTTTCATCATCGGCGGCGCCGACGGTCGAGGACTACGACATCACGACCGGCCAGTTCCGGCTCGACTGGCAGGGCTTTACCGGCATGACGGTATCGGTCCCGGGCCACATTTCCGACCTTTCGGGCGCCACCGCAGCGCTCAACTCTGAACTATAGGATCAGCCCATGCGCAGAATCCTGACCGCGATCGTCCTGACCCTCGTGTGGGTCCAGTTGGCGGCAGCGCAGACCATCCGGGAAATCGCTCAGCTTCCGCTCGCATCGTCGATATCTGCCTCCGATTCGATTGCCTGCCAGCAGGGAGGCGTCGGAACTGCGTACACGCGTTGCACCCCTGGCGCGATCCTGTCGGCTGGACTTCCGGGGGCGCTGTCGACCTTGACGCTTTCCAGCACGTCGATATCGGCCTTTGCGATCCAGGGAGGCGGAACGGTCGGCCCCAACGATTACCGGCAGGTCGAATTCCTACCAATCGACACCAACGGCTCGGCGACGGGTTCGCCGCAGACGCTATTCGTCCGCCGGGTGGGCAATACGATGGAGGACTCGACAGGCGGTAATAAGTGGGTGACGTCGTCGCAATGGGTCATGAGCAACACGACGGCATGGAATACGTCCTATCTCCGGACGGTCAAATACAATACCAAGATCGCGACGACGTCCGGGGCGGGCGTAATGCCGGGCGAGACCTGGAACCTATTTTCGGTCTTTACGACTCAGGCGGCTGAAGACCCTTCGGCGATCGCGTACAATAACGTCTCGCTCTACGCCCAAGCCGTCCGGGCAGCGACGCCCGCCAGCGGAGTCGGCACCCGACTTATGGGCGGCGTAATCGAATATCGCGACTTGTCGGGCGCGTCCTCTGCGACGTCCGGAATCGCCAGGACCCTCGAACTCGACATGATGGTCAATGGCGCGGACGACTACGGCGGTTCAGGGATCGGCCGCGAGGTTATGCTTTTCGTTCTTGGTAAGGGAACGATCGGATCGTCTCCCACGATTACCTCGCTGATGGGCGTCTATCCGGTCGTCGGCGATGGCGTAACGCTTCTACGCGGTATCACGTTCGCCAATCAGTTGAGTTTTACGCAGTCGCTGTGGGACACGCGCGATTCCGTCCAAGGCGCCAGCGCGAACGCGATCTGGCTGCGGGCCGGGCACAGGATCGCTCTCGACGGCGACTCGGTCGCGGCTGCGACGGCGTCGACCAACTACATCTACTCGTCGTCCGGATCGCTGAAAATCCACTCCCCGACCGTCATCCTGGCCGACGGCGAAGCCGGGCCGATTACCGTCACGTCCGACACGATCGCCGCAGCGACCGGCGAGAATATGACGATCAAGACCGGCGGCCTGACTAAGACATTCGGCGTCCAGTATCCCGGATACGGTCAAGTCCTGACCGCGACCAACAACGCGAACGGGAACTCGCTGTTCGGGGCGTCGCCGAACGACCTGTCGGTTCCGAACCGGCTGACGATTGGGCTCATCAGGACATCCGGGCCGACCTATACGCTGTCGGGGTCCGTCACGCCGACGTCGTTCTCCGGTACCGGTACGACCGCAACGGTCGGCTTCGCGGCCATCACGTCCCGGGTGATCCCGGTAGGTTCCGAGGTCACGATCAGCGGCGCATCGCCGTCCGGCTACAACGGGACCTGGACCGTCACGGTTTCCGACACGGTTTCGGTCCAGTTCGCTTCGACCGCGACCGGCTCGCTCGTCACTGCCGGGACCATGACGTACAAGATGGCGGCGCCGACCCTGATGCAGATGACGGCGAATTGGGCCGGTGAGGCGGCGCCGTCTCCGCAGTTCGCTCCGTTCAAGTTCACCAGCGCGACCGACACGAGCCAGACGAAGGGAACGAATGCCGGAGCGCCGATCGTTCGGATCGACCACAATTTCGGCGGCGCCGCGACGGGCGGCAAGCATGGCCTTCAGGTCATCGTGACGCAGACAAGTGCGACCAACGACCCGCCGGATGGCGTCCACCCAAACCAGCAGCACACCGCTATCGATGCCCATCTGGCAGCCGCGTACAATGCCGGCGGGACCGGAACGGGGACGAACGCTGCCGGCAGCCTCTACGGCCTCAACCCGCAGGTGAAATTGCAGGCGGGCGCGACGGATTGGCGGCTCGCCAACGGCCTCGGTGAGGTCAATATGTCGGTCGCGGCTTCGACGGTCCCGGTTACGATCGCCGGGACGCCCGGGACGGGCGACACCGTCACGCTGCAGTTCGCATCCGCAGACATCAGCGGCTCGCCTGTTTCGGTCGTCTGGACCGTCGGCGCCAGCCAGACCGCGACTATGATCGCCAACAACCTCGAAGCCCTTGTCAATGCCGACGCGGCCCTTCAGGCAGCGCATATCTCGGCGGTCGCCCGGTCCGGAGTCGTCGACCTCTACTGGCCGCGCGGGATCGCGACTCTGACGATCACGGCGTCCAAGACCGGGACCGTC